TAAAAAGCAAACTAATCCATATCAGTCACAGTTGTCCCAGCAACGTATGTTTAATCAAAACATACAGAACCAACAGTATGGAATGGCTCAAAAAAATCAAGGTCAAGCAGATAAATTCTCAGGCATGTATTCGCGTGGTTTACAAAACGAAATGGAGCGCCTAAACAACCCTGACGCCACCAACTCAATGCTGCGTTCAGCTGGTGCACAAATGGGTAACATTACTGCTAATGCAGCACAGGCTCAAGGCCGTTACAACTCAATGGGTAACGCGTTAAATCTTGGCGGTGGCATGACAAATAACATGATGACGGATAATTTCTACAATAATCCGATCTCTCAAGCAATGTCTCAGGGTGCTGTCCAATATGCAATGGGTGCTGATGCACGGCGCCAGCAAGCATTAGGTTTGGCTGGGACAGGCATGAATTCATATCAGGGCATGGCTAACCAAGGATATAGCACTGCATCCGGCATGGCTAATAATGCATACAACCAGTACATGGGCGAAGCCAACCAGCAAATGGAAATGGATGCAAACCTACAAAATCAACGTAACCAGATTGCAAGCCAGTTTGGCGCACTTGGTGGTCAATTTATTAATCAGCGCAACGCTGATCGTGATTTTGGATTACGACAAGCTGAATTTGACCTCAAAAAGGCTAATAAGCCCTACATGATGACATAAGGACGTAATGTATGAAATTAGGACAAAATTCTGCGTTTGGACTACTCGGCTTTTTACAGAGTCTACAACAAGGGCAAGAACAGCAAAATCAACGCCGAGAGCAATTGCTGCAGCAAAAGCAACAGGACTTTGAGCAAGAACGCCAGTTTGGATTACAGAAGCAACAATCTGACATAGCAAAAGCTGCTGCGGACAGAGCTGCGGAAGAAGCGGAATTTGCACGAAAAGAGAGAGAGCGATTAGCACCTGTACGAAAACTAGAAGCCGATACGGCCCTAGGTGCGCCAGTTAGGGATGCTACTGCATTAGTTACAAGATTTAAAAAAGACCGTACTGATATCGACGGAAAAATTGCCGAGTTGACTGGAAAGTTATTATCAACACGCGATTCAGCTACTCGTCAGGCACTTGGCACATTAATTACTCAATTTCAAAGAAGTAAAGCAGACTTATCTGGTGGATTACAATCCGAATTAAAAGCAATTACGGGATTACCTGATATTAATCCATATTTACAGCAATTCGGAGGCACTGTTGATCCAAATCAAAAACAAGGTGGAGATATAAGTGTTGACGGCATTATAAACCTTCCCTTGCCACCACTCACTAAGGACGATCGTGATGCAATACGTACAGCTGGTGAAAAGTATAATCTTGGCGCTTTAGCAACTCCGTATTTTTCACTGCCCAGTTTATCGACGCGTATGCAGACAGCTACGGACGTATATGGTAATGCTGTTAATTACAAGGTAGGTGACATTGTCAATCCTACAGGTGGCATTGACTACAATAGATTTGTTTCAGAAAATATGATTCCAATACAGGCAATGATTCAAGCGCAAATAGGCGCTGGTAAGTCTGTATTTGCATCACCAAAGGAAGTATTGAAGGATCAATTTGGCGAAGATGAAAGACTTTGGCCAGTAGACGTTGACGATAAAAATAACGTAATTCCAAAAACTGGCAAAGATGGTAAGAGTTGGTTGCAAGGGTTAAGCCCTGTTGATCGACAAAGAGTTATTGCAGGTATACGTCCATTCATTAATATTGATGAGGCAACGCAGAGGGGCATTGACTTACGACACGCTACAGCACTTAAATCAATTGAGGCTCAGCGAGAAGACTTCGAATCACGTAGAGCGCAGATTTTTAAGAACGCTGAAACTAAATACGAAGCAGCGCATAAAGGAACATCTAGTACGTCTTCTCTTACGTCTGCCCCAGAATTTATGATTGCACGCGATGATTACAAGGCAACTTTAGGAGATGCATCAGATGGAGTCGCAGCGGATCTGGTAATGGCAAGAGCATTAGAAAAAATGCCAGCACCAGATGAACTTGCAAACCTATTTAATGGTGATCCAAACGCAATTAATGTACCGCCAAAAATTCTTGCGTCGTTCTTTGCTACTAGGGCAAGGTATGCGGAAGGATTACTTACTAAACAAAAACAAGGTTTAGCGACAGATGCAAGAGCACTAGCCACAAAAACATACATGGTAAGCCAAGTCAGGAGTCTTGCTTCAGCACAGGCTAAAGAGACGCTAAAAACAAGAATTGGCCAAATGGATGACTACAAAAATGGCAAAAACTCCAAGCAACTTGCATCTATTATGACTTGGATTAATTCGCAGTAAAAAGGTTATAATCGTTTATGCCACAAAAACCTTCCTATGGATTACAGTTAGAAACTGCTCGCGCTGCTCAAACTAAGGAAAGGGCAGCACTTGCTAAATTACCAAAGAAGAGCAAGCGACGATCATATTTTGAACAGGCTGTAGATTATGGTGATAAGTCACCAAAGCCACAAGAAGAAATTGAACACGATCGTGCCAAATCGACATACAGGCGTGACACGTTTCAGCCTATGGTCACCAAGTTGTCTACTAATAAGTGGAAGACAGAAGGCATTACGAGTGATGACCAAGACTTAGCAGATGGCCTTAAGAATGGCTACATAAGTGTAGATGAATATAAAAAGATAAACAACCTTATCTCGTCTAGGCTTGTGCAAGCGCATAAATTGCGTTCTGTAAAAACAGATGCATTTGGGCGCAAGAACATTGTGTCTGGACGAAAGCAGGTTATTGGTCGTCAATTCTTACCAGAAGAAGATGAACTGTCTATTGAGAATGCTCGTTTGGCTCGCAGGGAAGAACTGAAGCGTAAGTACAGGGCATTAGACAAACCAGATTTAGTTAAGTCCAACGAGGAAGTTGGGTCGATGTTATCCGGCACGCTTGGTGCAGCAGCCGGATTTGGCCTTGGTGCAATTAAGAGTGTAACAAAAGCTGGCTCGTTAGTAAATCCAATGCTTGATGAAGCATACAAGTTTATGGATGAAAATGAGCGCAAATACTATCAGGGCGCAGAAGAGTCTGGTAAGTCAAACATGTTTCTTGAGAGCATGTATGGCACATCTGCTGGCACAGAACAGTTTTTAGCAGCACCATTTGTATTTGGCGGAGAGGCTGGAAAGTATACCTTTGGTAGATATATTGGCCAATTACAAGGAATGACTCCTCAGCAATCAGATGATGTCCATGACACATTAGGATTAATGAGTTGGTATGGCGAACGCACTGGTGATTCAGACAACTTGACTCGTCAGGCTATTCGTCTTGGTGCAGTTGAGTCACTCAGTCAAGCAGCTACACTTGGCGCATCACTAGGCTTAATGAATGTTACTGGGTCTGCGTTTGCAAAAGCATTGCAACCAGTCACTAAGAATCTTATACAACACAAAGCTGCTCAGACAGCTGGTAGTTTGATTCCCGGCGCTGTAAGTGCTGCAGGTACAGCTGGTATTCCCGGACAAGTTGCTGGCGCATTAGGTGCAGATGAACGTACTCGCGAGAATATAAATAGGCAAGTTGAATTGGCGTCATCGCCACTTGAGATGGTGACAAAGAATGTTCCATTAGTCGGCAAAGACCAGTATGGTAATCCTGTTGACTATCAACAGCAAGACGCAGCACTGAAACAACAGACTGACCCATATGGTGTAAGTAGCACGTTGATGACACTGGGTATGTTTGGAAGTGGCACAGCTGGGTTTTACATGGATGCAAAGAAGTTGTATCAAGTAAGTCGCATGCTATCTAGGGCTAATGCTGCTCAGCCCGGTAAGTTTGCTCAAGCAGGTATGAAGCTTGCTCGTCAAAAAGCTGAACTTATAGGAGCAGTCGGCCCCGATGCAGCATTCGCTTTAAACAACACGTTTACTCCAATTGCACAGTCCTACCGAGCAGCTACTGATAATGCTGTCGATGAAAACGGAAACAAGATTTACAATCAGCCAACGGCATTAGACATAAGTCGTGCAGCAGTCATGACATTTGGCGCAATGCGACCACATGCAAAGCTAGGTCCGATACTGGCTCCTAATTTTAGGGGTAAGCCGATCACAGGCAATATGGATATGAATGCTCAGGCATATTTCATAGCCAAGGAATTTGTTGACGGTGGAGATTGGCGAGCGTCTGTTATTAACAAACGTTTTCAGGAGTTGAATAACGGACAAGATGCTCACCCTGATGACATTAAACGTGTTGTGTCAGAAATATACAGGCGCAACAAGCCAGTAGCTATGGAACTACTGCGTGGTGGAAAAGCATTACCACAGCATGCCCTTGAGTCAATGTTCCTAGGTATTGCAACTGGGCGAGGTATCGAGCACGAGTCTTCCGAGGTTACACAAGCTCGTGTTGACAACTTAATTCGCAGTATGCGCAAAAAGGGTGATGATAATGCGCATACTGACGGCAATCCGCTGACATCTATACAAATCGACCCAATGCTATACATCATGAACCCTCGTGATAGAGCACGTCAGATTAACGACGTTCAAGCGCAAATCCTAAAGGAAATGCAAGCAAGTGTTGCAGAACAACCAACAGAGGTAGTACAGCCAGAGGTGCAGGAAGCTCAAGATTCTGTAGCACCTAAATTCTTTGCTGTTCGCATAGAAGATGCTCCAGACGGAACTCCTCAGTACATTGCTTACAACAGTCATAGGTCGGCATCAGGACACACATTTAGATCTGCGGAAATTGTACGTGGCGATCAAGATATGTCAGACTTAATTGACGTAAGTTCATCTGGGCATACAGCAAACAAACGACTGTTTACTGCAGAGGCACTGATTGATATCTTGCAGAAAAGTCCAGACATTTTAAATCCTCTCACGGGTAATAAGTGGACAACTGCCGACAGGTCAAATACCAGAACTATTGCTGGTTTCAGACCTGACGGCGGGGTTATTGTAAAGCAATACAATCAGTCCACTGGTGAAACAACAGAAATCATTATGCCTAGCACGGAGGTTGCCCGTGAATTGGCTGAGCAGAACCCCAAATTTGCAACGGTCGTATCTCCTATTCTTGAAGCACTAAACACAAATCAAGCTGAATCAACCGACATTCCAGATTTCTATGAGAGCCAAGATTTCCCTGATCGAGTTGCGTACACATCTGGTGGCAATGGTGTCCGTGAAGTAAATGGCCGATTGATTTCTACATTTGGTGCAGTTAACCCACTTGGTGTCTTTCAACTTGTTGATGGGTCTGTATATGTGCAACCTATTAGAGACAGCACCGTGCGCACAAAGCAACCAATGCGTTCGAGAGATATTGATAGAAGCCCTGAGACACTAAATACACGAACGTTACGACAGGCTCGGATTGCAGTCAATAATGGCGAGGGATACATCGATATTGATATCAACAATATGGGAGTACCTACTCGCATACTGATGGATCAACCACAGATTGAGTTGGCTGAATCAATTCTAGAGTCTGATTTACCTGATGCACTAAAGGGTGACATATTACGTACTGCTGTTGCTGAGTCGCTCGCGCTAAATACAGCTGGCGAGAAACTTGCTTACCGATACGCAGAAGATGGAACACTAACGCAGGACGCAGAGATTCAACTTGGAGATGTTGTTGTCGGTAACTTTACTAACGACACAAACGCTGGCGACACGCAACGAGCCGTTGTTATTCAGACTGATGGGCGCATGGCCACAGTTAAGTTATTAACTGATCCTGAAGGCATTAGTTACGCTGCTCCTGTAGACCAATTGATAGTTGACATTCATCATGATCGCGCAGATTTACAAAAACGATTAAATGAATTTGTCCCATCTGAATCTACACCTACGCTACGACCATGGAAACGTGCTCTTTCTGATGAAGAGGAGATGGCCGTATATGTCACTGCTAAAAACGCAGTACAAGTACAGCAATTAATACGTGATGCCAACGGTGAAGATTTATTTGGCATCGTACAGAAGTACGTTCGTGATGCAACGTCACTTCCGGCAGCTGTTAAGGCTGGCTTAATTAGTTGGGCTGCTACTAACCAAGATGTTGAAACTGTATTGGATACTCTTGTTTCTTTATACGATGACTCACAGTCTGGTGAGAACAAGAGTATTGTTTACATGCATCGTGTTGCAAGTCTATATGGCGATACGGCATTCTTAGATACGCTATACACAATTGCTGACCTCACCGATCAGATTTCAGTGCAAGCACAAACATCTGCTAGGTCTATTCAAAAAGCTGCTACGACACGCGCAATTGCACGGCGCATGAATCAAATCATCTTCCGTAGTACACAACCTGTGTCGGTAGACACTGCGTATAAGCGAGCTATCTCTTCACTTAATATTCAGCCAGATGCACGTACAGAGCGTGACGCAAAAGCTGAAGCGCACTTAATGCGTGGCATTGCACCACATGCTACGCCGTATGTTGAAAACGTATGGCAAATGCAAGCTTTAAGTGGTGCATCACTGGATGTGCAGGTCAGACTTGGGCGAGCATTAGGTGCTGTTGGAGCCGAAGGCGCACGTGCAGCAATTGTTGAAGCTGGGTTCTCCAAGACGCTTGATGCTTTCTGGGAGAGCAAAGCCAATTACGAATACGCGCTTAATGAGGTTCGTAACGAAATTGTTCGTACTCGCGATACAGAAAACGCTAATGTTGAAGAGCGGTTAAGAGCGTTAGGGTTAGACTTCTTATATTACGCAGCAATTGACAAGCCAAGTACGCAAGTACGAAATCGTGTTATGGCTGACCCTGCGATTTACAGGGATTTCCAACGTCAAGCAAATAACCATGTATCTAATGTAATACTGCCAAAGTTGATCATGGATGCTATTGGTGAATCTGTAAATGACCAAACGTTCTTGGGAGCAGATATCACTGGTGCTCCGCACGAGACTAATAAACTAAGTTTCTTAGAGGTTCTGGCTTCTTACGGGACAGAGATACAAAATCTTGTAGATAAGTCAGAAATAGCAAATGACTCCAAGATTGATATTCTCGACGCACTGCGTAATTTGCAATCACAAATTGAAACTGATGGCGCAGCTGCAAAACGAGTTGCTAATTACCGTGGCAATAACATTACTGGTGAACTTGACCTTACCTTAAAAGATGGCGACACAATCGTCAATATTCCTGTCGTTGATTCAATGATTGCCATTGATGAAGTAGTCAACGAATTAATGACTCATGCCGTAGTAGATGAAACTGTCAGTGCGTCTAGAACAAATAAAGATGAGGTAGCACTGGACACGATTGATACAGCTACAGAAGAAGGAATTAAACAGGCTCGCGCTTTAGTGGCTGATGAATTGCGTAAAACAGCACAGTTTGCAAAAGTAGTCAACTACTTGAAGTTATTTGATATTAACGGCGTTTCTGCGCATGTTAACGCATATGCTGGACCAGAATTAGCTGAGTTGAAGGCTAAGGCTGAAGAGACAAAACAACTTAAAATCCAAGGCCTTGCAACACAGGCTGAACTTGACGATGCATATGCAAAGTATAACAATTTAAACCGAGAAACATTTTTACGAGCATTCAGCTTTTTTGATACATTACTAACAGCTGCTCAACGCATTGAGATGCTTTATGTAAATGGAGACGCACCTGTATTTAGTGACGCATTAGACAGGTTAATGTATGCGTATCAAGATGTTAAATCTGTTTACACCAATCCAGATGCTAAACTTTTGTTTAGTTCACAAGCCAGTTTAGGTGGCGTAGATGTATATGGTGGAAAAATTATCCGTCAGTCTGGCGAGGATGGTTCGGATGCAACAGAAGAGCAAAACATTGCTAATAGATCTGATGCAAACATTGATTTAGATCAAGTCAAAGTTCTATATAGAATGCGAGCGCAAGTTAAAAATGACACTAAGCTTACTCGCCCAGAACGTGAGGCTCGATTAGCAGAGATTGATGGTGCTATTGCCGAATATAAAAAGGCTGCTGCTGATGAACAAGTAGGTACAGAGGTCGATCTTGACAAAGTATTTATTGCTGCATTGGATAACTTCAATAAGAGCATAAATGACCTACCATCAGTTTTATATAACAAGTACACGAATGCTAACGAAGACATCTTGGCGATGCAGTTAGTAATCATGAAAGACTTGATGGCTGCAATGAGCAAAGACTGGCATAGTGGCATTGCTGGAGAGCGGTCAATGCGATACAGCCTTGGTGTAGGACGTGATATCAAACGCTTGTCACGTATTCAAGAAAACACAATGTCGTTCTATAACGATATTCAAAAAGCTGGAGATGTGTCTATTTCATCTGAAAATGGTGAGATTACATTAACCTTATTTGGTCAACAGCATGACATTGAGAGCAATGCTCAATTTAATGCGCGTGTAGACCGCATGAATGAATCTCGAACAAAGATTGAACCAAATCCAACTGTTGATGACGCAGTATTTACTGCAAATGCTATTGATGCTGACCTTGCAGAATTTGTTGGCAGTGACCCTGCAGTAACTGTGCATGCATTAAGTAGTGACAATGGATTTGGCGGTATGGCCAAAAACGAGGATGTGGCCAAATCACAATCTACTATATATGCAATGCATGCTCGCAACTTTACTGGTATGCGTAAGTTATTGCGACAAATGCTCGCCAATGAGTTTGGCACTACATTAGAGTCGCAACGTGATGATGTTATTCAGATGGCATCTGATCCGCAGTTTTCTAATATTGACGTAGCCATGGTGGTCAATCCGTCACGTGATGTTGATATAGAAAAGCTCGACCTAACTAATCCGTTTGTCGCTCGCGCATTACGCACTGGATGGGCTGCTCGGTTAGCAAATTCATTTACCGACATGGTGAAGCGCGGAATTAATATTGAAGGCATTCAATATACATCAACGCGAGCAGACGAAAAGGTAATCAATAATATTGCAAAGCGTGTGAGTGATTATATTGCAGGTGTCGATAGTGGAACACTGAAAACAATCGCGCATGAACTGAACATGATTGCGCAAAACGAACTGCAAGCCCGTGGTGTACGAACCACTCCATACCTTGAAGCATTTGCAAGAATATTCAACACAGACGGAATCCTTAACACATTCAGCCTGAGTGACAATACTGGACGATTTGGATCTTGGTCAAAAGGAAGTGTTGATGTACCGTTGCAAATTGCAAGTACTATTACAGCACTGCAAAGCCACAAGACTCACGCCATAGTGTTTAATCATGGTCGATACGGCAGGGAGTCGGTGTTCTCAACTCCTGAAGCCGACGGACTCGATACTGTTTCTCCAGCGACAGCCAAGATGATGTTTGATCTTTACAACTCTCTTGATTTGTCATCTTATAGCGATGCACAAAAGGCACAGTTGCAGGACATTAAGAATGCGTATGCAATGCGAATGCGAGACGAAGGTCTAAAAGCAGCAACTAGCATTGCAAAGGATGCTGCATTAATCGATCGCATGGCTACTGGACTTGCTAAACTTTACGATAATTTTGCATACGGTTATGCAAATGACAGAATACAGTATTTACTTGGCAGTAATAATGGTCAAGCCAGAGCTGAGGTTATTAATGGATTACGTGCAGTTGGCGTAGATGAGGCCATAGTTCAACGATTTATTGCTGAAAACAACAAGTCATTTGCTTCATTCTTAGATAGTTATGCTCAAGGAACTGTCAGAACAGCTGATGTTAAAGATGTTGTATTCCCAGAAGAGAAACTAGTAGCGTTTAGAACATACATGCTTGCACGTGGTAGGCAGGATTATTACCTAAATAGTGGCAAGGTCTTATTTACTACGCAAAAAGTCATGGGTTTGACTAATGTTGCCATGCGTAGGCAAACTGGCGATCGTGGTGTTATTTACGGTGCGATGTCCGCATTCAATAGTAAGACAGACAGGGCAGTTCATCGATTAATGATGATTGGCAGCGATATGAATGTTTATCGCACAGCCGCAACGCTTGCTCATGAGATGAGTCACAGTCTGTTCTATGGCGTATCAGATGTCAATCAGTTAAATTTACTGGATACGCTTGTTGGTTCTAATGCAGAAATTTTAACTAAAACAGAAGAGACTGGAACGCATCCTTTATATCCTGTAGTGCAACAGATAGAAGCAGCTCGTAAATATATGGCTGAGAACGGTCGTTTAGATTTACAGGATGCATGGAAAGACCTTAAGGATGTCAATGGAATCTCGCTTAGGGATGACTGGCACCCATATGCACACGAAATTTTTGCAAGTGGCTTCTTGGCGCAGATTTCTAAGTTTGCTATGCCGATTGCAAATAACGCTGCGCTATCAATAGACTACGATGCTGCTGCTATATTCCAAGAAATTGCTGGACCTTTACAGGCAGTGTGGAGAAGCTTAGCACGTGAAAGTCCAATTGATATTCTGCGCACTGTAAATGGAGAATTCCAGCAGCAGTGGACATCACCTATACCCGTGCGTACATACACCACTGGGCGTGGTCGTACTGTTCAGATGCCATTACTGCGTATGAATGATTACGTAAGTTTTGCTGTGCCTAACAGAGGTGCTACTGAAGGTAGCCCTTACTCAAAAATGTACACACCAAAGGAGATGCTTGATTATTGGTATGACTCATCATTTGGTGAAATCAACCATGATTACGGATACGAACACATCGTCAACGGTAAACGCATATTTGCTCCAGCTCAAGATGCAGACCTTGTAAATGAGTTAGTTGGTTTAGATTTTGCTGCTGGTGATAAATATTGGGTATTACCAAGAAGCCCTAAAGACAAAATCAATCGCAAGGCTGGCGATGAAGAATCTGAATTTCAAACGTGGGGAAAACGATATCAAGGTCGTATTGTTGATCAGGTTGTTTATGTTGAACCAAAGAACTTACGAGGGCAATATAAAACATCATTTGTTGGGCGTGAATTACTAACCGTAAAACCATACGTTAGTCAAAAAGAGCACGGTGGTGTAGACGCTAATGGATTTTTCACTACACAACTCAGTCTGGAAGCACGCACGTCAAAGTCAACAGACTCAGTTCAGAAGACACGTGTTGACACTCCATTGCGTGACATTATGTATGTGGTAGAGGTACCTGCTACTGTATATATGCGCAAGAATGGAAAGTTGATTAGTAAGTCTACTAACATGAGGATGCTAGTTAATGCTGAAGGTTTTATGGACCAAGACGGAACTGTAGGTGCTAGACTTCACGGTTACTCTGGAGATTATAATCCTAAGTTTGCAGCTGTTTTATATGACATGAACCACAGGATTAATGCCATGCAAACAGCCATCTTAAACCATCAAGATTACACAGAACAGGTGCGATTAGAGAAGTTACTTACTACTGGCAGAGCATCAGACTTTGCTCGCGCACGACCTCAATCTCAATCTGCAGCTGATCGAATTAGTGCGTACTACGCTGATCAATACAAGCATGTACGAGCAGCTGGCGTTGATATGCGTTCATCCATGACGGTTGGTCGCGCTTCTGTAGAAGCCGATTTGACTGACTTCCTAATAGACAATGGACACGTTAATGAATATGGCGGATTGACAGAAAGTGGTTGGAATTTTATAGATGGTTTGCGCCAGAACGCATTCAACTCTATGGGTGCATTTATTTTCCAGAATGGTTTGTTCAGGCAATCACTCGGTAGAGACATGAATACATTTGGGTCTAGCGTTAAGTATGATGAGAATACAAATGAATACTATCTGGACAACACTACACCTGAGTATCAAGGTATGGCCTTATTCTTTGATGCCCTTGAAAATGCATTTGCTATTAAGGGAATGGATGTAGACCAGCAAAACGAGTTTGCGTATCAGTTGTTTAGTGCATTCTCTCGTCCATTGGATGTTGCTGCAGGACAGCGGTTGACACGTGCTGACAGAAAGAAGTCAGCAATAGATCGCATCAATGAAGTGTTTGATGCATTCAATGAAGGATTACCAGAAGAGGCACAGATAAACACATCTTATGTAATTGACAATGGAGAAAAGCAGGTTGTTAGTAACATTATTGATTCTTTAGAGTTTGTGATGCGTGGAGGTCAGGTAGGTGATTTTGTCACAGACATTAACACTACCGCGTTGATGGACATCATGGATGTAATAAAGAGCGGTCAGGAATATCGCTTTGGTTCTGGATATTACGAAACGACTGGCTCGTCTTATGTATTATCTCGTGTTCGTGATGTTGTGTTTGGACGTAACAACAAGGTTGCTTACAACAATTTTATGAAGGCGCTCGCAAGTCCTGACCCGGCTGTTAATGAACCTGCGATGCAGTTGATGTATGCAACATCGCACATTCTTGATTTACAGGAACGTGAAATTAACTCTGCTAGATACTTGTGGAACAGCGAGTTTAGCCTACCTGTAAATGCTTTCAATAAGAATGGAGCAGTTATTATTCAGCATAAATCTGGTGCACAGTTTGAAGTTGATATGAGCAACAACCAAGCTCGCCCAATTGTGCAAGACGCATTGAATCCACTGCAGAATATTTATGGAGATGTGCTTGGTAATAGATATCCAGTTACAAATCCTGAGTCACGTAATCGCTTTATTTACGCAAGTAGTGTTAGTTCTGATGCAATTGATATCAACTCATTGCGCCCAATTGAAGCTCAATCTTATCTTCAAAATGGTGAAGTGACTATTGTTCGCAACACTGCATTACATGACGACAGTTTGCCACAAAGTTTCTACGTGTATCGCATTATGACTCCTAAGAAAGCAAAGGAGAATAATCCTAAGCGTTACAAGGATGTTGATCCACAGACAGTTCCATTCGTAGTTGAACTTAGAACTAATCCATACAAATCTATGGTTATGGATGAGAATACTGGCGCACGTCGTAGTGTTCAAGAATATCGCCAACAGAGTGTGAGTCACTTAATTGAATTAGCGGCTAACGCCTTCTTTAATGATGGATCACCTGAAACACATGACCGCATTGCACAGTTGCGCAAAAATACGATTGTTCCTCGTGAAATCTATATTGCTAAGATGCTGGTTGCACAACAACAGCATAATGATGCGACTCGCATACCAGAATCATGGCGCAAGAATATGCGTGATAACTATCGCGTTACAGAAATCACACACCCGCTTGAAAATGAAAACATTAAGGTTACGCAATCAGCAACAATTAATAATGCTCGTAAGGGTACATGGCTAAGTTCCGGTGAGATTCCTGAGAGTGACGTTCAGCCATGGAATGACTATGAAATGGAGTTATTGAACTCATTAGAGGAGTTCGATCCTGAGTACGCTAATGACCCAGAAGCAGTACAGAACTTTAGGGAGCAACGCTATAACGACATGGCTGAGTACATGTCGCGAGCCGAAACCCCTGATCAAGTAATCATTAAGCGTGATGGTGTAAACAATCAAGTAGGAATTGCAGTTGAAGGGAAAGACTTATATATGTCTATTCCAGATGCTGATTACGACACTGTAATGAATTGGTTATACAGTGCTGCGCCTACTCCACGACCTCACCCTAAGATTACTAGAGAGACACTGTACGCACTGCGATACGCACACATTCCCGGCAAAAATAAGTTAATGCGAGCTGCTGGAATTCTGTTCACTGAGGCATTGTCATTACGCAACTCGTCATTATTATCACGTGACTTTGCTAGGCCATTTATTCAAAACTTCTTATTGTCTTTGACACCTAAGAACTTTGCAATGCAATTTTATGGCCTTATGGCATTAGCACCTAATGGATTTGACTTGCGCAATATGCGGTTCGTTGGCAACTCTTTTATGACTAAAATGGCTAGTGGGTTACTTGGCCACAAGCGTCACACTGCATTTGGAGACAAGGGTTATCACCGCGTTATTGATGGTTTGTTTGCTAGATATGGTACTCCCGGCCAATCAATTGGAACCGGCATACCATTTGTAAACAAGCGAACCGTTCGAGGAAAATACGAAAAACCACTGATAAGTGGATTGCCATCTACTCGTCGTTCGTACACCATTGCGGATTTAAATGACCTAGGTCTGAGTACTCAATATGGAGAATGGTTTGAGGCAGCATCTGCTATGAAAGCCCTCAATCCAAACTTGGATCTTCAGGACATACCTATTCAGTTATCACAAAGTGAATATGTTGGTAAAGGCGTATTAGCTCAGCGTATTCCACTTGTAGGTATGGCAGAGCGAGCTGGTGTAGCAAGTACTGACATCTTGCGAATTAAAGAGATGCTTGAGTATTGCGCAATGGTTGATCAGAATTTAACATCTTTTGGTTCTGAAGGTGCTACAGAAGCACAAATGGAGTATCAGGCAACATTAGCGAAACGAGCAATGGCACGTATGTTAAATAACCTGAGTGGAACACCTACTGGTAACGATCCATTCTTGCATCCTAAGTTACGCGATACTTACCATGTGGCATCGTCTATCTATACGGCTCCAAACTGGGGATCTGCTTTAATGAACCTAGCAATAGTGCCGGGTCTGGCTAAATTAATGGTAGGAGCTGCAGTAAATAAGGCACTTGAACCTATTGTGAGACGAGCTAACAATGGTATTGGATACAACATCATTGATGTTGGACCACAGGCACGATTCTTTAATGACCTAGTATTCTCAACAACTGCTCGTGGAGTAGGTTACCATACACCCGGTGTACGTTTTTTGTGGACTATGGCCAAGGGGTTACTGGCTACTTACGCTATGCATAGCTTACTAAGTTCTGCATATGTACAACAAACGCGTGCTGCGCTTATGCAACGTGTTAGCCCGCAGGCTGCACAAGTGCAAAACTGGATGACTGCAGATCAATTGATTTCACAATCTGAGAAAGCCGATCCGTTTACAGTTGAAGAGCAACCATTCTTCTCATTTGATAGAAAATGGGGACGCGTCGCTACTGTAGGTGATGCACAGATTAATTACCCTGCGTCTGTTACTGGATTTCATAAGTATGTAACATTACCTATATATGAAATCAATGACAAGTTAAATGAGGGTCAATCAGTTGTTGGTGCTATTGGAAGTACCCTGTTTGACGTTGGTTTTGTGAAGCGCCTTAACCCATTATTTGGCGATGTTGTTTCACAATATACTGGCCAACAATTTTTTGGAGAAGCATCTAACCAAGAGCATCCAGGATGGACGTATTATCTTGCCAACGAGGCAGCTATTGATAAAGAAATTATTGGTACGCCATTGTACTTAGAACTTAAAGCTGCAAAATTAATGCACTCTAGAGGAATGAGTAGATTCTCAGCAAATCAACAAAACCTACAATTGCAGAATGCACTCAAAGACTTTGAGTCCATGCAATATAGGAAGGGTGTAGAGCGGGGAGCGCCATTTGATCCTAATGTATACAATTTACGTTTAAGTGCATTTGGGCGATTGATAGGTGTGGAAAATAGGTATAAGAACAAATACATTGATGACATAGCTGCAAAGAAAGTTAGCGATAAGTTTAACGTTGGGTATGTGACAAGTGAAATGAGGAAGTATCAATATGATTACCCTAATGCATTTGATATGGTTGGAAAATACGGTTTAAGTTCACTTATTACTGGAATACCGGGAAGTGGAGTTCTTGAAGATAATCAACCTATACCGTACCCAATGCTTCCTACGCAGCAAGTCATAGACATGAGTACGCGACAAGATGAACGATTAAAAGAAAGACTACGTGGGAAAATAAATCCTAAATTTAAACCATTTAGTCAGGATGAAGTAAAACGCATTGAGATTAATAACGAAATTGATCAGGGCATGAGGGATATTGAATTAGAGCGTCAGAGGAGACGAGATAGAGATGAGTAGTCTTGCAAATGGCTTTGTTGACATAGCGCGTAAATACATTGGCATTACTGAACAACCAGTTGGCAGTAATTGTGGGCCAATGATTGATCGTTGGAATCTAGCTGTGAACGCACCAGTTGGTAGTTTCTGGTGCGCTTCATTTGTTAGTGGAATAGCTTTGGAATGGGAAAATAATAGTGGATTAGATTGGCCATTGTGCTTTAGTGCAGACTGCGATGTCTGGCTTGCTGTGGCTAAAAAACATGGCGTACTTCATCGTGCGCCTATGTCTGGTGATCTTGTTTTATTGGTAAAGACAACCAAGAGTGGATGGCAAGATGCATTTCACATTGGAGTCGTAGAAGGACAAGATGAGAATGGAATATGGTATTCCATTGAAGGCAATAGTAATAATAATGGAAGCCGAAATGGCTATGAAGTGGCTCGTCGTCCTTTATATAGGAATCGAAGCAAAGATGCTATCTACTTTGTAAGGCCGTGGTCTCTGTTGCAAACTGGACCAGATTGGAAGATAGTTAATGGAGACAAACACATTTTGGCATTGGTACAAAATGGGCGGACGTACGCTCCTGTGCGAGACTTTGTTCGGCTTGTGTTTGGGGATGACTCTTTATTGGCTTGGGAAGACGGGCCAGTACTTAACGGGGAAGCACTGGCCGTTCAATGCATTCTGCGAGATGGCAAATCGTATGCACCTGTTCGAGATATTGCTCGGAGTCTTGATTTTGATTGCATCGTCAACAGTGATCAAAAGAAAGTTTACTTAAAGAAAAAATCCTCCTGATTGAAATTCAGTAAACTTTGCGTACCGGGGTTCAAACTGTAATAGTGAGACCCCGGTTTTTCCATTCCTATTCTTAGCAGTAATGACTTCCGCCTTGTCAGCTTCTTGCTCTTCATCGCCAGATTGCTTCTGCTCGTAATAGCCAGCTCGGTATATAAATTGAATGACATCAGCATCAGATTCAATGTCTCCAGACTCTCTTAGGTCTGACATCATAGGTCGCTTGTCCTGTCGCTGCTCAACTGCCCTAGACAAACTAGATAAGGCAATCACGGGACACTTGTACTCACGAGCAATGTCTTTCAATCCACGGCTAATCACACCGATGTCACGAGTACGATTCTCTGACTTGTATGAACTTGGCATTGCTATCATCTGTAAGTAATCAACAACCACCAAGCCAACATGAAAAGATTTTTGTGCGTCCCTGATGGCATCTCTGATTCCTCCAAGGGTGACAGTTTTATCTGCGATAATCCTAACATTAAGTGTCTTAGCCTCCTGAGCTACGGTCTGTAGCTTATCCTTCTGATAGTTATTCAGTTTCTTTGTCTGTATAACTTGGCTATCCACTTCACTGTAGATTGAAAGCATACGTGCAGTTACCATGTCTTTCGACATCTCCGCGCTGATGATTAATACTCCTGTCCGTGTGTCTAGCGTACGCATAAATCGCGCTGCGTTCCATGCATATTGCAACCCCAAGCTGGACTTACCCATAGATGGACGACCACCCAAAATAATTAACTCGCCATCTCTCCAGCCACCAGTAATTGAATCAACCTCTTCATAACCAGATCCGATAGAGAAGTCTGCTTTATCAGCCTCCCTCGATAGAGCTTCTGAAGTTGTGTCCCAAATTAATTTAGATAAATCTTCAGATGCGTTTCCGGAATTGGTAAAGGAAACAGATTTATTTAAATCAGCTATGATTGAATCAATGTCATCATCCCCAATAGACGCCTTCTTACTTGCCAATTCGGATGAAAAGATAATCTCTCTACGACGGTGGTATTCAATCACCAGCTTTACGTAGCTTTCGTAGTTGGACGTACTTGGCAACAACTCAGCGCATTGCATGATGTAGCCAAGTCCACCACAAGCCTCCAATGCGTTACGCTTTGTCAGTTCTTCATTTACAGTGACAATATCGATATCTTGACCAGCTGCATCAATTGCTACGTATGCATCCCATATGAGGCTGTGTGACACCCTGTAGAACATACCCTTATTGATATGTGTGAGATTCTTGAATAACCGCTTTCCACCAAGAAGAACAGATGCTATGAGCGATTGCTCACTCATAACATCTGAAGGGATTTCAATGTTGAAGCCTACGCTTCTAAGATTTGGTTCTTTGTTCATTTATGTATTCCATCAGTCTAACAATATGTACTTCATTGATGACATCTTGAAGTTGTTGCCCCTTAAGTGGTGGCTCAACCCTCCATGCTTTATATCCACCAGTCTTTTTGAGTACCAGTACTACTGTTGGATGTAAGTTGTTGGGATCAGTACCTTTCCTAATCCCTTCACTGATATCGTGTGTAACCATGTGCGGTTGAGCATCACCGTACTTGTCTATGGCAACGTAATTTAACACCTCTGATGGAGTTGGACGAAACTTACACCGTGTAAGAATGCGTTGTGCGCCACCCTTGATGTCTTCATCTTTCAGTCCGTTAATAGCTACTCTATATACAGTCTCACTAGTCTCACTCCATGGAATCGAACTAGGAAGCTGAGAAAGAATCGCAAGTAATTTATCCGTTGTTGTCATTGAACCAATCCTCTATTCTTACGCCATCCTTTGGCTTGCCATATGTTGGTGCTGCATGTGTTTCCCAATGCTTCCACAAGGAACGCACAGTGACCATCTCTTTGTTTGTCCACTTGCCTAACAATACGTTTGTGCGTATTTGTACATCCTCACATGTCACACCGGCTTTGTGCATTTGCCAGATTGTAAGTCGTACATCTTTCCATTCCCTATCAGTAATTGGACTATCAAACGCAATACCCCACCTTATTTGCTTAAAAGCTGAATACAATCCGTATGCTGGATCATCTTCTTTTGCAAGTTCCTTCTTCTCTTGCTTTACTGATGTGACCTTAACATCGTCACTGTGTTGCATCGAATCAGGGAATAACTTATACCCATTGCTTGTTGTTCTCCCGTTGGGAGAAGTCCTAGCATTTATCTCAAGCAATCTACAGTCATTAATCTTCATTGTTGTGAGATGATGCAATGCACTTTTAACTGTTGTCTCAGATAAACCAGTACACTCACACAAGCGCTTTATACTCGGCCAACAATAGCCTTCATTATCTACATGCATAACTAATGCCATGAATGTTGAAAAGCCAGATGGTGTGAAACTTGCTATGTGATTTACAAGTAGTCTATCTATCTGTACAAAGCCAGACGATGACGCACCAGACAAGCCAAACGACTTGCCGTTAAATACGGTAATCATGCTTTACCCTTAGTTGTTATATGGACATTCAGCACAGTATCTCTGTACTGGCTCATCGTCAGCATCTAATGCTGCACTTAGTCTCTCAAGTCCTTGCTTGTAAGAACTGACTATTTCAAGTGCCTTATTAGCATCATCGACAGTCCAGCCCTCTGGTATGGTTATCTGTTTTAGTGGCTTCTTCTCTTCTTCTGGCTCACCTTTAAGTTCTCTCTCAAACTCAGTTACTGATACATTTCTTGCTTTTGCTGATTCTAATAGTTGTTTTTGTTGCTCGGTACCGATATGGGCAATAAGCCTATGATGAGTCCAACTAAGACCAGCCACACGGTTAGTAATAGGCACATGAGAAGCCACCCAGCTCCAGTTAGCAAGGCTTTGATAAGCACACCCAGTCGCGTCCATCGCTTGTGCGTATTTTTCGCCATAACGTTTTTGCCCATAGTTTAATGCATCGCCAATCGCAAACTGAAATGCTGTAGTGAGTTGCTGCAGTGTGGCCATAAGCCTAAGCCACTGATCATATTCAATATCATGATTGAACTGTAATCCTACATCAGTAACGCTTACTGCGTCAGGAATACTACCAATATAAACTAATTCGTCACTCATTCTCTTTCCTTTATGGATACAAAAGGACCACGGTGTTGATGTCCGTGGCCCTCATTTGGTAGTTGTACCCTGTTGAATATTGGTACAGGGCACAGCAATCTTACTCCTCTGTGTCTGCTGCTGTCAATGCCTTGATAGTGACATTTTCCGTTGGATTGGAAATACAGAACACATCTGGATATTGTTCAACAAGGGTAAGTTGAACCTCTTTTGGGATCCTGCTTTTATACACTTTATATTGTTGCACAACTGCGTCACATGACAGTGGAATAACCTCAGCTGCTTTCTGTTCATCCATAATAGTGAACGATGCAGGAACTGTGCGAAAAGATACTTGACCCCACGGGCATTTCCATGTCTTTGCTTTGCCTGTAAGTTGTTTCTCTGCAAAGTCTGCAATCTGATCGCCGTAGCGGCTCTTGAGCCATTCAACCTTGCGTTCCTTTTCTTTGACGAGCTGTTTGCATCGGTCAACTACAGACTGCATAGCAAGTTGTTCGGCTTTAAGCTCAGTTTCGTATTTTAGTAAACGCTGTAAAGCTAAAAGAACATCATCCTCTGATGCCAGTTCCTCACCAAGCCAGCCATCAACTGGACCGGCATATTCGCCGGTCTCAATCTCGTAGTAACTATCGCCAATAATGTCAAACTTACTTCTATCCATTTTATTCCTCCTCTGCCAAGAACACCGACTCTGCTTCTTCCGGTGTATTGAATCCCATCAGTACTTCTATAACTAAACGCAGGTTGTGATCACTTGTGTCTGTGTGTCCAGCCAATCTAGCAAAGACACGCTTCATATCTGATGGCGTAATGTCCGCTCCCCATATTCGCTTGCACTCAAAGGCAAACTGCTTTCCGGGAGTTAATACTGTAGTTTTGACTGGTTGTGGTGCATCAACAATGCGCATCTCAGTACCGTTTACTACAGGCTCTTCTAGTTCTTGAGCAAACAACGTACCGTAGCCACACAGTGCAAGCGCACGACCAATAGCACCAGTCTCTGCTTTCTCTCTGTAATCAGCAAAGTGTTTTTCATGTTCCGTCTTATGTGCTGTTGCAATTACTATGTGATTGCGATCGCACACTTGTGCGTGAAACGTGCAGTAGTCAGCACCGGATAATTCCGGTACTGACTTTGTTACAATGCTCCAGTCTGGATGGTCTTCTCTAAACCATGCTATACGAGCTGCCACTGGCAAGTATTGCTTGCCCTTTAGGTTTAAAAAATGGTCACGTGGATTAAACATCATCTTCTCCTTCTTCTTGCGTCATATGTCTAACAGCTTTGCTTTTTGTTAATGCAACTCTAAGGTTGTAAATGTCATCATCTGCAAATACATATTCTTCCCTCTGGATTAAGTCTTTAAACATAATGCATTTGACTTCTACATTGCCATTCTCTAGGTGTGAACTAAATGCAGGGAACAACGAATACAGTCTGGCTAACAGCGTGGATGCTGATATGTGTATGATCAGCGCACCATCTGGTGTGCGGTAATCTTCTCCATTTACTTGAGCGTAATGCCATATAGTCGATATGCCACCATACAGTGTTGGTGTTGGAGCATATGTACTTAATGTATTCTCACCAGCAGAATTTCCAGCTATTAGCATTGGTTTGCCATCAATCATGACGGCTCGTGCTGTAAATGTAAGGTATGTAGTATTGACACTGACTACGTGTACGTCTTCTTTATGCCCTAGTGATTCCCGATAATTATCTGCTGCCTCTTTCACTGTGAATGCAACTACAAACTCCCAACCATTCTTACGTAGTGTTACGTATTGTTCTTCATCGTCTATGCGTACCAATATATACAGAGTATGTATAGTCTTACTGTCAATCCATGCATCATGATCGTCGTATGCTACTGGACACTCGAACTCGTTAACCATTTGACTTTATCCAACTTACTTTCGATATTTAATTTTGTGTCAACTGCACGCACGGCAGTGACAACCTCTTCAATTGATCTACAGATCACAGTTAAATTGCTATTTACTAGTTCCTGTTGTTCTTTGCGTACACCTCCAGTCTTTGTCTTTAGCTCTATTCCAACAGCAATAGGCCCCCATTCTTTCTTGTGTATATATAAGTCAGGAGCACCTACTGTATTGCCTTGCCAACCTCGTGAGTGATGCCACGTTTTGCAATTTGGGCACACAACTTTTGCTCGTGCTTTACCAATCTCAATGACTGTGTACCCACACGAGGTAAGCAAAGTTTTTACTGACTGCTGTAATACAGCTTCTTGATTATTTCTGCGCATTACCTGTTATAGTTCAGTCTGTGCGCAATGCAATAGATTATTAGTGCAATCCAGAAGATGAGTATTTTTAGCCCTGTATTGTCTTCATCATCAAAGTCTTCTTGTCTCAAAATGTAAATACTCCCACACTTTATCAATGTGGTCTATTTTTGAGCCGTCTTCCCATCTTGTGTATCCTTCTGTTCTCATTGCCACCTTAGCTGCTAATGCAGTAGGCGCACGCAAAACAAGTTGCAGGACAGCAGGATATGTAAGTGTATTAGTTAGTGATTGCATGACGCTCTCATTCATGTTTCTGTATGTAAAGGCAGCATAGTCTTCATAGTGATCGCCTGTTACTTTCATTGCACTGTTATTTAGAATGTGTTTGCATTCACCCTCTTTAATCTGTGCTTTGCATAACGTGCGTTTCTTCCACGTGCCGTTCATTAATCCTACGATGTGTTTCTTGCTCCAAGTAGACCAACTATTTGGAGACATCAAAGCATAGACAACAACTGTAGCGTTCATGTTTTTGTCTAAGTTTCTCTGAATCCAGAGTTGATAAATAATTTTAGCAACAAACTGATTAGTTACTGTTACGCTGTAACTATTACTAGTCACAACGTAACAGACTGGGTGATAGTTGTTTCTATTCCTAGTAGGCATTAGTACTTAGGATGTATAGAACCCTTGTGTCTACTAACGCAATATCCACATTTCCATGGCGGAGTCCATTTACCAGATAAAAACTCATCAATTATTTCAGCAACTGTTGCACGTTGTAAGTTAGATTCACTAATGTCATTTTTGTTTTTATCCGTCAGCCAAATTAGCTGGTCGTTATGCCAAAACAAGTTGTCGATAGTCTTAATATCTTCTGCTTGTGTTGTACTACCATCCCATTCCTTTGGCATGCGAAACGTAACTATCTTGAGGCGCCATTGTGGCCACGATAATGAAACTACACCATTTAATCCGATTAACGGCTCTAACTTATCCCATCCATCTCGATAATCGCTATTAGCCTTCATTGCATCCAGCAAATTAATTAAATCTTGTAACATAAAAACCTTTCAATTATTAAAGTAATACATGAGTATACCTTACTCACACGTGCAGTTTGGCTCCCAGTTTTTGCACTCATCGCAAATTTCAGTACCCATGAGGTGATAGTCATCATCCTCTAACTCATTACCGCTGCGTTGTACATGTTCCCAACCTTTAGGTCCAGCGTATATATTGCCAGCAAAACACATACCGGGTTCAGCATAGCGACATGTGAACTCAAGGTCTGGAAACATATCAGACATAGTGTGAATCCATGTATCTGCTGGACCCCAAGCAGTATCAAAAGCTATAGTAATATGACCTTCTTTAAAGTCTAGGTAGCATGTATCACAGGCTCCCCATTTAGTACCCCAGTTGTTGTACTGCCACTCAACATTGCCGTTACCATTTGCATCTAATGGTTCTGGCACAGACTTGTTGAAGTCCAGTACTGATGTGCTTGTCTCATACTTTGTAGTGTGTAACTCAGCCCAAGCAGACACTTTGTCTGCTGGGCCGGTAATCGTTAACTCATTCATACACCAATTAGGCATTACCTTACTCCTTAACCGTAAACTAATTCACCAAAAACTATTATTTGAAGCATGGTGTCAATAACATCTTGATCAACCTGCTGCTCTTCTTCAAACGATCGATCGCCTTTTTTCCATGCCTTACGTAGATATGTCAAGATATCAATAGGTAATACCCAACATAAGAAATCATCTTCATTATGTATGCCTATGCGCCACTCGGTCGATTCGTCAATCCAACTTGCAGTCCATTCAGTTACCCATTCACAATGATGTAAC